TAACTGGTAGCGAAGTCATCGCCGGGAATGTGCGGGAACCCCCGGAAGTTTTCGACGTTATCGAAACGGTCGCGGCAAGTGGCGAGGGTTTTATCGCAGCCTTGTGTCACCTCGAACACATCGCCGGGTTGGATTGGATCGGATGGGGGTGCCCAGAGCATAAGGGCCTCCCCCGCCTGATCGCGGACGGGATGCGTTGTGCCTGCGTTTGGACCGCTGACCCATGTCAACAAACCGCGCGCGTGACCCTCGCGAAGACCTATTGCGGTAATCTCTCCCGTGGGCGAGATCGCAGTGACGGTTGCAGTGGTCGGGGTCAGAATAACGCGGCATCGCTCGTCACCCAGCGCCGCATCGCATTGCGTGAGATAAGCACGGCCCATTGGTTGATCAAGCTTTGCCGCCAAGCTGCGAAGTTCCGCCGAAAAAGCGGCGGGACCGCGCGTGGTCTCTCCGATATTGCCACGAAACAAAATCACGTTGTCGGTTGGCTCCGTCCAATCGACGAGCGTAACATCCACTTCAGCCCCGTCATAGACACCGCGCTCAAGATCGGTCTCTGTAATCGCATCGGACGAAAGTGCGCCGATTACATCCGTATTGTCAGACGCCAGACCACTGGCAGATTCGAGCGCTCCAGCGCTTAGACCAGCATCGGGTTCGTGCGCGATGCCGTTCAGCATCAGCGTCTCATCATGCTCGGTGAACCCAAGACGGGTTCCGTCTTTGCGGGTTACGGTCCAGCAACGCGACAATGTCGTGACACCGCCGTCGAGTTTGGCCTGTAGTGTTGGAGGAATCGACTTCATGTGCCGCTCACAATCTGATTTCGATCACAGGGATGGACGGAATTTCACCGGCCTCGAAACCTGCGAGATTTATGTCAAGACGGTCGGTATCAAAGCGGACGGGGGTATCGAATTCGAACGCAGCGGTAACAATCGCCCCAGCGGGAGGGGGAAAGCCGAGGGTGACTTCACCCGTCGCGAAATCGACGTCGGCGCTGACGGCTGAGCCGTCAACGCCGACAATGACGGTGCCGTCAACTGGTTTGGCAATGACGCGGGCGTAGCTTTGATCGCCGGAGCGGTAACTTTTGATCAGTTGGAAGCGGGTCATTCCTCCATCGCCACTGCCAAGCGTTTGATCTCTCAGCGACGGAGCTTCACTCGGAGCACAGGACTTAAAATCAGCCGCATCTTTCCAACGAAAGCCGTGCAGACGTCCTCGCCGCGCCTCAAAGAACGCAATAACGTCGTGCAGATCGTCAAGCGTCTTGACCCCGTAACCGGCATCAAACCGGCGACGCGAATGTGCCCACGGGGTGTTGCGTTCTTCATGACCGCTGGTCAGCGTCACGATGCGTGTGCGACGTTCCGGTCCTCCGGTGGCACCAAGGGCAATCGCGGTCGGGAAGCGTATGTCATGGAAGGGAGTCATAGAGCCCTCGAGTTCAAAGATTGCGACGTCCGCGATCCACGGCACGGGCGAGCGTTGCCGCGATTTGGGTGCGGGAGCGTTGGAAGCTATCGGCGTCCGGCGTGTTGATGGTCACGTTGATCGTTGGAGCACCGCTTGCTGCGGCGACACCGAGGCGACCATCAGGGCCACGGCGCAGTGGCATGATGGCCTCTGGGCCAGCCTCGCCCATCAATCCTGTTCCGCCCCTCATCGGAAATGTTGTGGGGCCAGAAACAATTCCGCCGCTCGCGAAGCGGCGGACCTGACCCGCGTCAATCACGCCGCCCTTCGCGAAAGGGAGAATGGATGCGATGCCTTGACCGAGCGCGCCGCCGAGTTGATTGCTCAAACCGCTGATTGCGCTGTTGGCGAGGCTGCGCGAAAGATCGAGGGCAACCCCTCTCAACACGTCAGACAACTTTGCGCCGTCTTGTGAGGCCGCGCGAAAAGCACCGCCTAAGGCAGTTCTGAATGCACCAGAAAGCGCGCGAGTTGCTTCAGAGGTTTCACGCAGGGCGACGCGAGATGTACGCGCGCCCTCTGCAACAGCCGCGAATGCCTGTCGGCTTTCGGTGGCCAAGATACGAAGGTCATTTGTCAGGGTAGACGGATTATCTTCCATCGGCGGTATCCGGGTGCTGGGCAGCGAGGCGGTCGAGAGCTTCGCGGGTCATTGGATCTGCGGTGTAGGGGACGACCGCAGCACGAAATTCGACGGGGGTCATTGACCAAAACGTCTCAGGTGACAGACGCAATTGACCGAGACCGAACGACATGAGCAAAGGCCAGTTCATCCGGCAAAAGCCTTGGTTAAGAGAGCTGCTGCTGCTTTAATCAGGGCCGCAATACCGCCATCGGGGGTCATTCGAGCAACATCCTGATCCGTTATGTCATGTCCAGCACCGCGCAGCCCCGCGCCAATGATCGCAATGGCTTCTCGGGCGGTGAGGGCACCACGTTCAAATCGTTCGGCAAGCGCAACAAGATCGGCGGCATCAAGGGCAGATTCGAGTTCGGCAAGCGCGCCAAGAGTGAGGCGCAGGGTATGGGCGTGACCGTCTAGCATGGCGGTCACTTCGCCCCGGTGGGGGTTGGGCATGGACGTTCTTTCTGTTGGGATCAGGTGGCAGTGAAGGTCAGCTCACCTGCGCTGGCGAGGGACAGTTCATACGTCGCTGCGCCGTCGTGATCGCCCGCGTATTCGAGGGACGTAATCTGAAACGGACCTTCGATGGTGCCAAAATCCGGAATGATCGCTTGCCAGCGGGCAATGGTCCCGTCGAAGAACAATTTGCGCGTGGCTTCATCGGCAACCGCGTCTTTAAAGAGGCCGGAACCGGAGAGCGCAGCAGAACGAACGCCCGCTCCAGCGAGTAGTTCGCGCCAACGGCCAGCGCTCTCGCGGTGGGTTGTGTCGACTGTGTCAGCGTTGAAGCTGATCCGTGTCGCGCGCAAGCCCGCGACGGTTTGGAAGCTGTTGGTGTTGTCAGGGTCTAATTTGAGGAGGAGATCTCGGCCTTTTTGAGCGGGCATGAGGAGAGTCCTTTTGGGATTGATGCATGCAAAAGAAAAGCCCCGGCGTAGGGCCGGGGCAGCAGATCGTGTTCGATTTGTGGCTCGTTGAAACGCGTGTCGCCGTAAAACAATAGGCCCGTCTGAGCCGACAGATTGCAAAGTCTGCCCGCTGCTCTCAATGGCGCTGCGGAACTGGCTGTTACTTTGCGTTTAGCCGCAAAACAACAGGCATCGTGATACCTATTGTTTTGCTACTTTATCAAACCGCGCAATGACGTCGTCCGTCTCTTTGCCGAAATCTCGCATCGCTTGGGCAGCAGAAGATGCGCCTTCTGCTTCGGCGACATCGGCGATTCCATTTAAGCGCTCGCCGTATTTGCGGAGTTGATTGACGAAATTGAGATTGATCTGTTCGTATTGCCGGACAAGCTGACTTTCGGCAGCGGCGATTGCGGCAGGGTCTGGCGGTGCAACCGTTTCAACAGTTGGCTGAGACAGTAATGAGGTGAGCGGGGGTTGATCCGGGATGATTTGCTCGCGTGCAATCCAACCAACCACGAGGCCGCCCGATGCCGCCACGAGAAGCGCAAAAAGGAACGTTCCTGTAGAGGCAGATTTGGAGTCAGACATGGGACTTCCTCGTTCTTTCGCTCATTCGACCCGTGTTCTAAGCCGCCTCGTCCCACTCGACAAGAGCGCGATAGACGCAATCCGCTCGGCGCAAGCGCGTGCGACGTTCTCGGCGGGTGGCCGAAGACACAAAACGAAGATCGACAATCCGCGCCTCCGGCATGGAGGGCACAGTCGCAAGAGCATCGGCGAGTACCGCCTGAATGGTCTTGACCTGCGAGAACCCACGTTCGGCTGACCAGATTGTGAAGGTCAGCTCATGCGCGGTGCCCTCTTCTGTCTTCGTGTTCCACGCCGTCACACTCTCGTCGCCAAGCGTAATGTAGGGCGGAGAACCTTCGCCTGATTGAGCGTGCGGCGGCGCGTCATAAATGCGCGTACCACCTAGGGCGGCGGTCAGAGCGGTGTCAGAACGTAAATGCTCAAACAGGTTGGTCTGTAAGGCTAGGGAATGCTTCATGGGTGCTCCTCGCAAAGACAGGTGAGAAAACGGCCCCGGCCATCAGAGTCAAAAACGGCTCGGATGTCGAAACGCCGCGCGCCGACCGTGAACCGCTGATCGGCACGGGGGCGCAGCGCGCGGGTACACCGCAAGCGGATGCGGTGCGTGACATAGCTGGCCTGTTGGCTGCCTTCGAAACGTTCAACGCCAGAGGTCGGGGTGATGGAAACGCGGTGTTCGGCGAGTTTGACCCAGCCTTTTGTGAAACCTCCGGAGCCGTCGGGCATATCAGTCTGCACCTCCAGCCGCGCGAGGCGGCGGAGCATAGGTAAGCTTGGCATCGGAAATCCTCGACGATCAGAGGCGGATGGGACGGTAACGTGCGATCAGGCTGTTCACGGCAGAGGGCAGCGGTGTGTGTTGATCGCCTTGCCCTTCGCGGTTCTCGTAATAGTGAGCCGCGAGGAGTGTAACGGCGTGTCGGAGGTCGGGCGGGACATCTGTCCAACCCGTGCCATACCCAACCGTAAAGGTAATCTGAGCATAGCCGTCCGTGGCGATTTGCGGACGCGCTTGGCCTTTACGGGTGCCAATGCGAGGACGCGGGGCATGGACGAGGAACCAGCCATCCCATGTTTCGGATGTGCCCTCCGGGTCGATGATCTCGATACTTTCAATCGCGGCGACCGGGGAAAGCGGCAATGGCCGGCACCACGTCTGCGTGGTCCAGCGCCATGTCTGCGTGATAAGTGCGATTTGAACGTGGCGCTCAATCACTGCGCTGGCTGCTTCGATGAAACGTTCGAGGGTTGCGGTCTCGTCGAGTTCGGGGGCCGTCGTGTTCAGATGAAGATGCTCGGCGAGCGTTGCTGTCGGCACCGCGAGTGCGGCGGGCGATATGATTTGTTCAAGCATGATCTCTCGCGCTGTTGGAAAAAGAAGACTCCCTTTTGGCCGGGCGCGAACGCGCGCAGGGGCGGGTCCAAAAGGGGGTTTGGGGCGGCGCACAGGAAGAGGTGCATCGCCCTGCTCCGCCGGAAAGGAGACGGCGGAGGAGTGAGCGCCGCTTACGCTGCGAAACGAAGCAGTTTGATGCCCGCGAAATCCGTGACGTCACCGCCGACGCGCTTGGTCGCGTAGAAAAGAACGTGCGGCTTGGCGGAATATGGATCGCGCAGGACTCGCAGATCAGGCCGTTCAGCAATGGTGTAGGCACTGCGGAAATCACCAAAAGCAATCGCGTCTTCACCATCGGCAATGTCTGGCATCTCTTCGGCGATGGCGACGGGATACCCCAGTAGGCGCGCGGGTTGACCTTCGGTAAGGCTTTCCGCCCAGACGTAGCGACCCTCAGCATCTTTGAGTTTGCGAACTTCACCCGCCGTGGCCGAGTTCATCATAAAGCTGGCATTCGCCCGATAACCTGCACCCAGCGCGTAGACGAGGTCGATCAACGTATCGCCGCCATCAGGACCAAAGCCGCCCGCCTCGCCCGTGGTCAGATGACCGATTTGACCCCATTGCCAGGTGTCATTCGGAACGCTGTCATGAGCGAGGAAGCCCTTCGGCTTATCGACGCCATCACCGCTGATAAACGCAGCATTCTCGGCACGGGCGAAGCGCGAGGCAATGCGTTCGGAAAGCCATCCCTCCACATCAAAGGCGCTGTCATCGAGCAAGCGCTGAGAAGCTTTTGGCGTCGCGTTCAGCTCATGGAGAGGAATCGAGATACGGTCAATCGTCGGAGTGGCCGTGTCGCCGATACTATCCGCCTCAGTGATCCAACCAGCGTCTAGTTCTGAACGATCAATCAGGGCATCATAGGCCGTCGCGTCCACTTGAACGATGCGCGCGAGGGCGCGGATCGATGACGTGGTTCGCAAGATCGTCTCGATTCGGCTCGCGGTTTGCGGATCAACCAAGACGCCGCCATCACCGGGCGTCATCGTGTTCAGAGATTTTTCCTCGGTATCGAGGCTCCGCAAGCGATCTTCGTCGCCTTGACGAACATAGGCAGCAAAGGCTTTGCAATGCGGCGTGGCGGGATCGGCAGCTTGCGCCAATGCGGGGCGATTGGCTGCAATCGCTTTGCGGTCCAGAGCGTCGAGCCGCTGTGATTGGCGCGTCAGGCGGTTTTCGAGATCCGTTCGAAACCCTTTGAAGTCTTCCGTAAAACCGGCCAGCGCAGATTTAACGTCCGGGGTTTGAGCCGCCGTATCGAGGGTTTGGGTATCGGGCATAAAAAGTCCGTTTTTGTTGGTGGGGAGAAAACGAAAACCCCGCCTTCGGAAAAGGCGGGGATGTCAGAAAAAAATTGGAGGTCGTCATTTTTCGGCCGCACCAACCAACCGTGATTGCGTGCAAGAGCCTCAAGAAAAAAGGGCCGCTCTTGGGTAAGAGCGGCCTAGTCAAAGACAGGTATCGAGCAAGGGGACTGTCGATAAAGCGTTTAAAAGAATCGCCTAACAGTTCCGATAATGTTCTTTACGAAAGATCG